GTGCGCACTTGACCGAATTTGTGGCCGATATCCAGCCGCGCGCCGCCTCGCACACTCCCCCGAAATGCCAGAAGTCGCGTTTTTAGGATGAAAAGAGGGTTTTTCGATGCCAAGACCGCCCAAACCTCATGCCGCCCTGAAGCTCTCCGGCTCATGGCGCGCAGCAAGTCGTTCCAAATCTGAACCGCCTCGGGAGGATGGCTCGCCGATATGCCCGGCGTGGCTTGACGATGTCGCGAAGGCTGCATGGGCCGACTGGTTGCCACGGCTCGAGGCGATGAAGGTGCTTTCGCTAGCCGACCGGGACGCGCTGGCGATCATGTGCGACACCTGGTCGAGGTACCTCGAGGCGCGATCCAAGGTGCTCGAACAGGGCGAAGTCGTGGTCATCACGCGCGAGGATGGATCGGTGGCATCGGTTCGCAGGAACCCGTGGAGCGCGGTGCTCGCCGAACATGGAGACCGACTGCGTCGGATGATGGGCGAGTTCGGTTTGACCCCGGTCGGTCGTGCTAGGGTTGGCGCAGCCAAGGAGAACCAAGGTGGCAAGAAGCAAGAAGACATCTTCACGAAGCGCGCGTGATCATCCGGCGGCTCGCTGGAACACCATCCCGGGCTATGACGCGATCGCGACCGCCGGGAACTGCGTGTTTGACGAGAAGGCGGCGAATCACGTCATCCGGTTCATCGAAAGCGCCTGCAAGCTGACCACGAGTACCTGGGCCGGCCAGCCGTTCGTGCTGCTCCCGTGGCAGAAGGCTGTGATCGCCAACGCCTATGGGTGGCTCCGCCCGGACGGCACCAGACGCTATCGGCGCGTTCACATCCTTGTCCCGCGCAAGTGCGGGAAGACCGAGTTGGGCGCGGCTCTCGCGCTATATCACCTGCTCGCGGACGATGAACCTACGCCAGAGGTGATTTCGATCGCGGCCGACCGCGCGCAGGCTGGGCGATGCCTCGAGGCGGCCAAGCGCATGGTGCGGGCCGAGCCCATGCTCGAGAGCCGAACCGAGGTCTATCAGCATCGGATCATCGTGCCGACAACGGCCGGGGTCTACAAGGTCATGTCCTCCGAAGCTCCGAGCGCGCACGGCCTGAACACCAGCGCGTGCATCGCCGACGAAGTTCACGCGATGGAGAATCACCGGGAACTGTGGGAGGCGATCGAGACGAGCGTCGGTGCCCGCCGGCAGCCAATGCTCATCTCGATCACTACCGCCGGCACCCTGCGAGAAAGCCTGGAGTGGGAGATGTACGACTATGCCACCAAGATCAGGGATCGGGTGATCGACAATCCCTACTTCCTGCCCGTCGTGTACTCGGCTGGCGTTGAGGACGATTGGACGAGCCCGGAGGTATGGCGCAAGTGTGCGCCCAGTCTTGGGCACACGGTTCACGAGGGCTACTACGCCGAGAAGTGCAAGGAGGCGCAGGAGCAACCCTCAATGGAAACCCCGTTCCGCACCTACTACCTGTGCCAGCACGTCAGCGCGTCGAATCGATGGCTGCGGATGTCCGACTGGGATAGTTGTGCGACCCAATTCGACGAGGCCCAATTGGCTGGACTGCCCTGCTATCTGGGCATCGACCTTGGCGAAACCAGCGACCTGACCGCGCTGACGGCCGTCTGGCTCGACAAGGATGAGATCTGGGTTCGGTCATGGGCCTATGCGCCGGAGGAAGGTGCAGCGCGCCGGCAGCGGAAGGACAAGGTGCCATATCTCGACTGGGCTCGTCAGGGGCACATCAAGCTCACGCCAGGCGACGCGACGGACTATGACTTCATGCGGCGGGAGATCCTGCGGATCGTCGGCGAGCACAAGGTTCAATGGGTGGGCTACGATCCCTACAACGCGAGCGGGCTGGCCCAACAGCTCGAGGCGGATGGGCTCAAACTGAAGCGAGTGCCCCAGTCGTTCTACTACATGGCAGAGCCGACCAAGCGATGGGAAGCTGCGGTTGTGAATCACAAGCTCCGCCACGACTCTAATCCCATCCTGACCTGGGCGATGTCTAACTGCGTGGTCGAGTTGGACAGCAACTCCAATCCACGGCCCAGCAAGCGACGCAGCAGCGAGAAGATCGACCCGGTTGTGGCCGGGATCGTGGCCCTAGCGGTGGCAATCGATGCCGCGCCGACGGTAACCTCCACGCCATACACCGAGAGAGGAATCCTGTGGCTCTAACCGACTGGCTCCCCTTCCTGCGTCGGCCCGCTCCTGTACTCGAGGAGCGTGCAGTTGTCGACCGCACCCCGATTGGTATGCCGCCCGGCGGCGCGCAGGCCTACATCAGCAACTACGCCGACACTGGTCGATCGATCACGCCGGAACAAGCGCGTGAGTCGCCGACGGTCTATGCCTGCATTCGACTGATCAGCTCCAACGTGAGCCGGATGGAATGGCGCGTCAGCCGGCGCATCGATGGCTATTCGACACCGGACAAGGAGCACCCGCTCTATCGGCTGCTCAACATCGAACCGAACCCGCTGATGGGCGGGATGATCTGGCGTGAGTCCATGCTGCTGGACGCTCTGCTCTATGGCAATGCCTACGCCTACATCGAGCGCGATGGGATGGGCAACGTCATCGGGCTGCACAAGTTGCGTGCTGATGCCGTCGAAGTGAGTCGCGGTCAGGATGGATTCCCCATCTACACCGTGATGAACTCGTTCAACAATCGACTCGGCACGGTCTACCAAGGCTTCGACATCTTCCATCTGCGCGCACCTAGCCTGGACGGTCTGCTGGGCGAGACCCCGATTTACCTTGTGCGGAACATCATCGGCGTCGAACTCGAGGCCGAGAAGTTCGTCGCATCCTTCTTCCGCAACGGCGCACGGCCGGCCGGCATCATCAAGGTAGCCGGAACCCTCACGGAGGAGGCGCTCAAGCGCCTGCGAACCTCGTGGCAGGCGATCACGGGCGGGGCCGAGAACGCAGGTCGCGTCGCGATCCTCGAGAGCGGCTACGAGTGGCAGGGCGTGAGCGTGAACCCGGAGGAAGCCAAGCTCGTTGAACTGCGATCGTTCACGCGCTCGCAGATCGCCGCGGCCTTCAACGTGCCCGAGCACATGGTGGGTGGATCTGGTGGCGGCTTTGCGTCAACCGAGCAGGGCAACGCCGAGTTCGTGAAGCACTGCCTTGGGAACTGGGCTAGCCGGCTCGAGGAAGAATGCGCCCGAAAGTTGATCCGCAAGGGCGATCCCATCGAGACCCGCATTTCGTTCGATTCGCTCGTGCGGGGCGACATGGGCGCGCGGTTCAGCGCCTACAGCGTCGCACTCAACAACGGGTTCATGACGATCAACGAGGCTCGGGAACGCGAAGGACTCCAGCGCATCGACGGAGGCGACATGGCTCGTGCGCCAGTCAACCTCGCCGTGGTCGACCCGAACATCACCCAGCCTGGGGATGCAATCAATCAGCAGTTTATGCCACCGCCTGCGCCGGCTGCATTGCCAGGCGGGACTCCGGCGCAGATGCAGGGCGGGACCAAGATCCCGCAGGTTCCCGGCTCGGCGATCTTGCCGCCGGAGAAGCCGAAGCCTGAAGCGATGCAGATGGCATCGGCGGATGGCGGTTTCGACGATGCAACTCAAGGGTGCATCAATGCGAAGATCCCGAAGCTCATCGAAGAGGGATACCCGCAGGATCAGGCCGTCGCCATTGCAATTTCAATGTGCAGCGAAAAGAACTGCGCCGATGATCCAGATTGCGGTTGCGAGACGGAGAAGCGCGACTGTGGGACTGGTGCCGGCGGTTTCAAGCCTGGCAACGATTGTGCCCGCGGAGGAGGCGGAGGATCCGATCGCGCGTCGCTGATGAAGGAGATCACGAACTTCGACTTCCAGTTGAAGGAGGAGAAGGCAAGGCCGAATCCTGATCGTGCGTTGATCAGGGATATCGAGTCGGAGCTGAAGGCTGCTAGCGATGAACTGAAGCGCATTGATTCGGCGGATAGCGCCAAGAAGGCACGCGCCAACGAACTTGCTGCGAAGGCTAGACGGCGACCGCCGAAGGCCAGCAAGACTATCCAGATGGGCGATCTTCCCATTAGCAGACTGGGCAAGGGTGCCAAGGGGAAGCGTCGTGGCAAGTGAGGACGGGTTCAAGCCGACCGCTGGGATGATCGAAGAGGCCAAGCGCGGGCTAGCCTGGCGGCAGAAGTACGACCGTGGCGGCACACTGGTGGGTGTCGCCCGGGCCCGTGACATTGTCAACGGCAAGCGACTGTCGGCTGACACCGTAAGGAGAATGGCATCATTCTTCTCACGGCACGAGGTCGACAAGCAGGGCAAGGGATTCACCCCGGTACCAAACTTCCCCTCGCCAGGCCGGATCGCCTGGGCTCTCTGGGGTGGGGATGCCGGGGCAGCCTGGTCGAAGCAGATCGCCGAACGGCTCGCCAAGCGTGGCAACGTTGCCACCATGCTCGAGCTGCGCTATCGCGGCTTCTGCATCAGGCGTGCGCTGCTCGAGTCGAGGAACTGTGGCACTGGTGCCGGCGGGTTCCAGCCGGGCAACAATTGCGCCGGCGGAGGCGGAGATGATGGGGCTCGACCCATGCGGGATCGTCGGGTGCGTGGCCTGTATGACCACAGTCCGGGGGAGCCTAGAATGAGCCGCCACAAGGCCAAGGAGGGCAAGGATGCTCGAGACGCTCAAGGCCGCGAATACCCTTCTACGGTCGACACGCTCGCCGACCGTCAGGCTTGGGATGATGACATTCAGGACGCTGAACTGAACCCGGGCTACGACCCGCAGGATGTAGTCGACGATGTCATCGTCGAGCGGTTCGGGGATGTGGATATCGAGGCTGGATTCAGCAACGGCAAGTTCATAAGCCAAGGAGCTAATCCAGCACTCCAAGAATGGATGGACAAGAAGGGGTTCAAGGGTCCGCCGGCGAAAGCAATGGAAGAGATCGTGCGGATGGCCGAGGCAGAAGCCTGGGAACGCATCAAGGAGGACGCTCGTGATATTGCCGCTAGGAAGCTGCGTGCACGCACTTACCGGCGGCCTCTTGGCTGACAAACGGAAGCAAAAAACGAAACGAGAAGGAAACCCGATTATGTACACTCCCGGCATGATGCGTCACGCGATTGAAGAACTCCGCAACTTGGGCTACACGGCCGAGCAGGCCCGTTTCATCATCCGAAACTGCGGAACTGGTGCCGGCGGTTTCTCGGAAGGCAACGACTGCGCCAAGGGCAAGGCCGGCAAGGACGGCGACGGCGATGGCGAGTTTGAGGGCGACAAGGGCGGCGGCGGAGGCAAGGGCGGCAAGCCACGGCAGACGGAAGGAACGTCGGAAGAGGTTAGTGGTGAGAGGGCTGAAATTCAGAGAATACTCGATCAAGCCCCTCGCGTTGCCGAGGTCCAAAAGGGGATCGAAGAGACCAAGAAGAAGATCAAGAGCCTTCGCAGGTCGTACAAGAAGAACCCTGATCCGGATAAGGTCAGAGAAGAAAAGGCCGAAATCAAGAAGCTCTTCGCTCTTGAAGCCGAAGCAGAGCGTCTCCCGTCTCCATACGATGTTCAGGAAGCGATGGACTGGGAGGAAGAAACTGATCCACTACCTATTGGCAGTGATGGTATGCCAGGTAAGCCGCTTGAGCCGTTATTTACCGATGACGAGTTAGCGGCTGCCGATAAGGCAAACGCCAAAGAGCAGGAGGCTATCCTAAAGCAAATCCGCAAGGATGCCCCACGCGCTCTCGAGGTCCAAAAGGGGATCGAAGAGACCAAGAAGAAGATCAAGAACCTTCGCAGGTCGTACAAGAAGAAACCTGATCAGGTTAAGGTCGAAGAGGAAAAGGCCGAAATCAAGAAGCTCCTCGCTCTTGAAGCCGAAGCAGAGGGTCTCCCGGATATTAACGACTTGGTAGAAGCGGGCGTGAAGGTTGAAGAAGAGAAACCGGCACGGCCACGGCCACGGCGGCAGAGTGGCAAGCCACGCAAGAAGCGTTCATTCTCGCATCGTTTGATGGAACTTCGGAAGGCCGGATTGCCCATCAGCGTGGCGATCCGTATGTCTCGAGAGGACGGCGATGATTGAGATCCGATCCAAGGGCGTAATCAAGGCGGACAAAGGTCAGATCATGCGTGGATACGCATCGACCTTCGACACGCCCTACCCCATCGGTCACGCGCAGGAAATCATCACTCGTGGCGCATTCGGTCGAACGCTGACCGAAAAGCCCGACGTGGTCGCGCTGGTCAATCACGACCAGTCGATGCCAATTGCCCGCACGACCAACGGGTCGCTGGAACTCGAGGAGGATGAGCGCGGGCTTGCCGTTCGCATCAACCCAATCGACACCTCCTACGCCAAGGATCTGATGATCGCGGTGCGATCTGGCGTGGTCAATTCCATGTCGTTCGGGTTCGTGGTGAAGGATGATGCCTA